GTACGTCAATCTGGCTTCGTAACCATCACCAAACTGCACTTTTCGCACCACAGGGGCGCTGCTTTTTTGCACGCCATAGGTCGGTGTAATTGAAGGGAAATCAGCCATTAGCGAGTCAACAAGCCTCCAGGTCGTTTTTGCTTGATTAGTTCTTGTTGTACTGCAATGCCAATTGCCTTGCCAAGTTGCGCGGCTTGATCGCCATCACCCTCAACAGAAGAGCCAGAAGCATCAACGTTCACAGTCACGTTAGCGCCACCGCCCATTGCATTATTTGGAACGATATTACCCTGCGCTCCAGGGACAAACATCTCCGGGCCACGCTCACCAACTAGATAAGGTCGGCCACTTGAAACAGAGCCACCAAGAGCTTTGCCAGGGAGAGGCGGGAGTGCAGGGATTGGACCTAACTTTCCGGATTGGCCTTCATAACGTCCGCCAGGGCTCATTAAGGATGCAAACGGATTGAATATTGAAGCAACTGATCCAAGCAACGATCCAACAAGCCCTGCACCTTGTTTTAAATCGCCTTGTGGGTTCCCATAAAATGCCAAATTTGCAGCAAGATTTAAAAACTTGTCTGCCAACCGATCCATCATGTTGGCCAATGCGTCACTAAGGCTGCGCGTTTCGTCCGTAGCCGCTTTTATCCCGTCAACAAAACCATCTCTAACAATATCGGTCAAACCTTTAGCTAACGCTTGTGCTTTTTTAAGCTCTTCTTCTTGCAAGGCAAAGTTTTTCTTTAAAATATCTGCTTGGTCCTTTAAAGCTTTGTTTTGCTCGTCCTGAATAATTTTTGCATAGCTTCTTGCCGCTTCAGCCTTGGCTTCAGCCTCTCGCGCCTCCGCAGCAGACGTAATTGCAATTTGCTCCCTAAGTTTCTGTTCAAGAGGCAAGTCACGCCCTGTAAGTTTTTCCATAGCTACATCTTTTCTGGCGTTTATCTCAGCGATCCTCTCTTCTAGCCCAATGCGAACAACTAATTGTTTGTCCCCATCAAGCTCTGCCTGAGCAATTCTATCCTTAAACTGTGTTATATTTTTAATTTTTGTAGTTTCAATTTCAAGGAACCTTATACGCTCTTGACTGGCTTTCAAACGATTAGCAGCTTTTTCTCCAGCCGTATCTTTTTTAGGCGGTTTGACACCGCTCAGGTCTGAAATTTTAGCCGTAACTTGAAGTTTTGGCAGGAACATCTTATTTATTTCCTGAAAATCTTTGACGCTTAATGAGCCGACACCCTCCGTCCCCATGCTAGATCTCATGCTACTAGCGCTAGCGCCTGCTGAACCGGGAGCAATTGCCGCTAGATTCAATGCCTTCCTGCGTGTAACTTCTGCATCAAAGTCCTTACGATCCTGTCCAGTAAGCTCACTCTCTAACATTTTAAATTTAGAGCTAGCCGTTACCGCGCCCAAGGTGCTATTGACAATCTCTAAAAAGTCTTTTAGAGGCCCAGCAATTAGAGCTTGTAACTGAAGCGTCAACTCATTAAACAACCTATTCGTTTCATCGCTTTCTTTACCTAAATCCTGCAAAGCGGTTACTCCGTCATTGCCTATTTTCTGCACGAGTTCTGCTGCCAACAGCTCGCTTAATTGTTCAATTTTTCCCAAGCCTTCAAGCTCTGCAGCCAGACGTTCAGTCGCTTCTTCGCTAAACAATGATTTTTCACGCATAAAATCAAGCGCCCCACCTGTAGATGTCAGCGCTTTGCCTGTCTCTAATGTTGACGCAACAAACTTATCAATTTGCTGACCAATCGCACTAAACGCAATTTGCGCTCCAAAAGATCCGGTTAATCCGCCTGCCGCGCCACCAAGCACAGAACCTGCACCACCGCCAAATAACAGCGGGAAGCCAGCGCCAAGAGCAACTCCTTCAAGTTTTTTATTTCTGCCTCGTTTAGCTGTTTTCTTGCGATTCTTAGAAATATCCTTCGCTGTTTCATCAAGTTCGTTCAGAGCCTTAATCCAACTCTGTTTCACTTTGCCGTTTTTTCCTTTTATAGCTACAGAAGTTTCTTTTAATTGCCCTAAAGCCTTAGCCCAACTTTGTTTTACCTTAACATTTTTAAATTTAAAACTATTGGCTGTTTCTTGCAACTGTCCTAGTGCTTTCCCCCAAGACCTTTGGATTTGTTGAGCCTTAAGTTCTGTCGTCTTAGCAGCCTGAATGGCTTTGGGGGAGCCAGGAATTGACGTACTTCCCCTAACAGGCAAACGAGCTCCACCAGCCCCTAGGCTTGTAGGGAAATTGCCCGCTGGGCCAAAAGGAGTCCTAGAAGCAGTCGCCCCAGCAAGAAAACCTGGTGACCCAGGAAAGTTAAAGCCCCCTCTGACAGGACTAGCTGCTCCACCAGTTGGAAAATTGGGACCAAAAGGAGTTCTAGAAGCGGTTGCCCCAGCAAGAAACCCTGGTGACCCAGGAAAGTTAAAGCCCCCTCTGACAGGACTAGCTGCTCCACCAGTTGGAAAACTGGGGCCAAAAGGAGTTCTAGAAGCGGTCGCACCAGCAAGAAACCCTCGTGACCCAGGAAAACCAAGTCCGCCTCTAATTGGACTTGCAATTTGCCTGCCAGAAGCGGCAATCTGAGCGGGGGAACCCATCATCGCGGAGGTTCCACGAATAGGACTTGATGGAAAATTTCTCCGTTGCTCTTTTAGTATTCGGAGCTTCGCTTGCTCTAGCTCAATGGTTTTTCGCAATATATTAAATTCCTTATCCGCACTGGCAAAACGTCTTGCGGCCTGATCAGTTGTTGCCTTGCTTAATTGTTTTCTTAACTTCCCAACGTTGAGGCCCTTGGCCTCCATTTCATTAATTTTATTTAAAAGGCGTGCTCTTTTATCTTGTGCTTTTACGCGAGCATTGATGTCATTAGCAAGCTGACGGCCTTGAGGTCTTGTTCCATCAAAGCCCTTCGCTCCGGCTTGGCTAAGAAGCCGCAAACGTGCCCTTGCTTCAGCAGTTAACTGTTTGTTTAAACGTAATTCTTTTTCGTTAAGTGCATTGCTTCTAGTCGACGCACGAGTTTTTCTTTCAGAGAACTTGTCTTGGATATTTTGAATAGTCTTTGTTTTAGCTGTTAAACGAGTAATCCCGTTCTCAGCAGCTTTTAAATCTGCCGAGCTGGGCAACAAACCAGCAATTCCAGGTTTTCTCCTAGAGCCACCACCTTTTGGTTTTCCAATGTTAGAGACAATCTTGTCTATATTTTTTAGCTCGCGTTCAATCTGCCTACTATTAATTTTGATATTTACTTCGTACTCAGCAGCCACGACTAACCCGAGAACATTGCTCTCAGGTTAGCGCACCCCACGGTATTGGGCCTGTTGACGACTCTTTTCAATCTCCTTCTGCTCTCGGTCTGACTTGACGGAACAGTATGCGCTCCAAGCCTGCAGCTCTTCAAGCGACATGCTGGCTCGAAGCTGAGCCAGTGTCATGCCTAGCTTTTCAGCAATAAAAAACTGCAAGAACAGGTAGTTGTCGCCCTCAATCGTCGCTTTTAATGGCTTCAGGATCTTCCACCTCATCCATGCCCTGCATCTTGGACATGATGTCCAAAACAATGCTTAAAGGCAGTCGGTTGCAGATCTTGGCGCGGTCACCGTCCGAAAAGATCCGGTTGCCCACTTCGTCTTCTGCCTTGCGAATAACCATCTGGATTGCAAAATCCAAGTTATCCTCAGAACCGCTGACGTTTAATGCCTTCAAAGAGTTGTTGATGGAATCACGATCAGCAATCGTCAAAGGCTTCCAATAAAGCTTTAGAACGACTTCTTCGCCACTTTTAATCGTGTAGCTACTTCGTTGTTCGACACTAAACGCTTTGCACAGTTTGTCGATTGCGCGTGTTTCAGCCATAAAACTCAGTCAACTAGCACAATATAGCTTATCCTAAACGAGTTGCTTTAAAAGCTCTGTCCAAATCTCCAAGCAAGCCACCTGACTCTGTATATACCTTGTACCAGTCAGGATTTTTGTTCTTGGAAGTCAAATTAAAACCATCTCTATTCTTATGCTGCTCATAAGTAGCTGTTCCGCCGCCACGACGAGGGACAGTAGCGTTTGAATTGTTAACAGCAAATCCTGCGTATGAAGTTGAGTTCCCAACATACATTGGACGATTGATCGGGAAACGCAACGAAGAAACTGTAACTGGATCACTTTTGCTTGGTTTTGGAACCGTTGTCTTGGCAGGAATGCCACTCTCAACGTCTCTATCAAATCCTGATTGATCGTCTGTCGGTTTAACCGCAACCTGACTTAGTTGCCATTTTCGACCAAAGCTGGAGGTCCACCATGGGCCTTCGTTTTGCAGTGATCTGATTACAACCGGTCCAGCTGTTTCACGCCCAGTCTCAATTAGCTTACGAATGTCTCCCGCTAATTCTGTAATTGGTTTTGCCATTAAACTGCAGTAAACGTGCAACGCACGACACTGACAAAGTGACTATTATTTTCTTCGGTTACGGCAGTTGGACCGGTTACTTGCCCTACACGCGGAACAACTGAAAAACTATCTGTGTAGCCAGAAGCGTTTATAGAAGTTAAACCATCAATAACTGATTCAGCAATTGCAGCCGCTGCAGCACTTCCCTTGTCTCTTGGCGTGAAAATACCGCATTGCACCGTTCCAGCGTATTGATCGACCGCAGCACCATGTGCCTGAATTGTTGCTTGATTAAAGTTGATCGTTACCAATACATACTTTTTTGTTTTACCTGGCGTCGTAAATGGCATGTTGTCAAACACAACCTTAACCGTTGCATCTGCTGCGGCAACAGCAGTGTTGATAGCAGTTTCAAGCGCAGCTCTAGCGTTTACAAGCGTCATCAGAACACCACCCGCAAAATAAACATATACTCCTGTCCGCCGCGATACGTCTGGATGTCTTGAATTTTGCTTACACGTGCAGAACCAGCGAACTGCAAACTAACCTCGTCTTGCAATGTTGGCTGATTATCTCCAATTTGATCTGGAGTGATATACAACTTTGCTACGTTTTCTTGATAATTTGCTTCTTCGTCGGAACGAATAAATTCGATTGGGGCGTCAAACGAATAGCTTGCGTCGGTCGTTGTTACCGCACCAGTAGCAAGATTGTACGCTTCACTGGTTTTACGGGTGTAAGTGATTGTCGTGTCAAGGGATTTGCCCAGATCAGCGACAACTGATTTGGCAACGCTTTTAAATAAACTGTCTAGTGCTCCTGGCATCTCAACCCCTCACAGTACGAACTTGATAAGAGCCAGAGCCTCCAAGGCAATAAGCACCAAGATAAGAC